CTAGCCCTTGAATCATATCAGATCCAACGCTTATTAAGTTACTACTTGCATTTAATAAACCAGTTTTTTCTTCTGGCGCAAATCTTTCTTCGCTTTCATCGATGTTCTGTGCCGCATATTGTGACCAGTCTATATTTCCTGATGCATCGTCATCTTTGACTTTATAATTTGACCAGTCTATTTCGTTAGCCATATTATTTAGCCCCCGAATGTTCGCTCATGAATTTATCAACTAACTCATTTGGTATATTAAAAAGCTCACCATTGTTTTTAATGACAGTAAATTTATCTTGTTGTTTAATAATTTCAGGTGAGTTTTCATCAAACATTTTGTTTTTTATTGGGTTATCTTTTTTGGGAATATTTTTTGCTCCTGTACCCATGTATAATGAAGGGTCAGTAGCGGCACGCACCAATGTTTGACTTTCCCTATTGTATAAATCCCGCATAAATTCAAAATTTTCTATGGCCGTTTTAGGCGAAACATTCCAAGCTTCAGGTCTACTTAATTTTTCAAGCTTTTCTTGCGAGAATTTTTGAATAGAATCGCCTAAATATTGGCGCATTTGTTTTGCTGCAAAATTAGCTTTATTAACTTCCTTTATATAATCTTGATATTTTTTTGAACCTTCCCCCATGCCTTCTAAGATGGCATCCCCTATCTTATCCGCTTTACCTTGTATTCCTGAGTAGCTCGACAAAGCTTTAGGGTTTATGTCACCCAAGGTAATATTCATATTATTGGCATTAATTAACTTTTCTCGTATTTTAGGATCTGTAATGTCTTTAACAATACTTAGCATAATGTCGCTTCTTAATTTTCCTTGTTGTTCATCTGTTAAAGGGGTTTTAGTACCTGGCAACACCCCTTTATTAATTTCAATTAATTCTTTTTCTTTTTTCATTACAGACGATGAATTTCTAGTATGTTGTGTTTCATTTAAAACATTTGATCGTCCTGTACCTGCCTGGGTATGTTCCTGCTTAATATCTAGCACGCGCTGTAGTCTGTTTGCTAAATCAGGATTTTGTTCTTTAATAGAATCAATATACATTTGGTTAGCAACATCACCTGATGGCTTTAATGCTCCGCCACCAGGTCTATTATTTTTATCAATCTGAGATTGCTTAAACGCATCCGCTAAGTCATATTCTTTTGGCTTATGGTTTAGTGCTAGTTCAGATAAAGAGTTAACAAGCGATTTTTGTCTATCACCCAAAGCGTATTCAGTAGGCTTGTGCTTAAGCTCTAAATCTTTAAGTTTAGTGGCAAGCTCTCTTTGGCTTTGTTCTTCGCGCATTTTTGCTGGCTCTTTAGATATTTTGTATCCTTTGAGCACGTCCTCAAAAATGGTTTTCGCAGCCGAGTCTATTAAGGGCGCTTTGGAAAAGTCTGTAAAGTTTATAGCCATATTTCTTCCCTTAAAATAGATTAGCACCAATTGTAGCGCCAGGAATACCGCCAGTTAAGCCACCTACGCCAGCGCCCAAAGCTTTACCAAACATACTCCACATATCGCCTTTGTTTTTGTTTTTTTGCTGTGCATCTTGAAAGGCTAATCCGCCTTGCTGATTTAAAGCGCCACCTACAGCATCAGTCAATTTACCTGACGCATCGTAACCACGAGTAGCAACGCCTTCTTCGCCAGATAGGCCAGTGTTAAATACGCCTAAAGCATTTTGCAAATATTGTTGCATATCCTTAGACATTAAACCTTGTATGCCTTCAGCTTGGTTCATCTGGTCAAGTGGAGTTCCAGCAATACCTCCTGCGGCTGCCGTATTGCCCATCTGCTTTCCTAACTTGTCGCTCTGGTACTTATAGGCATCTGACTCTTGATAGTTCTCCATAAGCTTGCTGATAAACGCTTGTGGGTCATTCATAAGCGATTCATAGGTGTCTTTAGTTTTTCCAGACGCATCTTTACCAGCATCTATATATGAATCGTAACCCTCATGCGCTACACCTGGGATTTGATCTAAGTATTCGTTGGCGGCATCCATAGGATTGTTTTTGTTGCCACCGCCAAAAAGTCCGTCTAATATTCCCATGCCATATCCTTATGGGTAAGCGGTCGTTGTTACTTTTCTCAACGCACCATTAATTTTTACAACTACCTCATATACCATTGTATCATCATCATGCACATTCCAAATAGTCCCATTGGGCATGGCTTCTATGCCTGTAAGTGCATCAATAACTGCTAGTTGCGCTTGTGTCACCTGGGGCAATGTCCACCCATTATCGCTTAAACCATTTCGCAGCACATTATTTAATTCATCGCTATATAATTGCATTTGCGTGGTCAAATATCCATCTTCTTCAACAAACTTTACGCTTTGAAATGTAGGTATAATCATTGATAAACCTCTAATTTACCATTTGCCACCACAACTGCGCCTGTACCCCAGAATCGCATCTGTATTGTAAATTGGTTAGCTTCACCAAGTTTATTAAATCTTGGCTGATTTTTGTAGTTGCCTGTTTTATGCATATAATATGGCACAGCATTGCTATATGTTTCTCCACCATTTTTAGATATGGTTACGTCTACTCTAGGACGATATACCTGGCATCCGCCACCTTCCACTATTAAAGGTTGATCGTCTTCTGAAAACATTATGTCGGAACTTACTTCGCCTAAAATGTATCCTTCACATTCGAACTGATAATCCACGCCAGGCTCAACGCCATTTTCTATAGTGAAGCTAAATTGGTTCACAATAAAACGTTCGCTTCCAGGTAACCTATAAGTATCGCATTTTCTTATGCGCGGTATTTCATAATCATTTTGCACGTCAGTAGATATCGAAGTTAAGTTTGTACTAATGCGCATTAAGCTTCCTTGCTTTAAAGACGCAAAGTAAATTTGATTATTAAAGTAGGCCATTTGCCGCGCTGGATGAAATGTAAAATCCCAGTCTGTAATGTCAAAGAACTTTTGAGTTGTAAAATCATACATGATTGTGAAATTATCTAATTCATCAAAGAACGTCAATATGTAAAAAACATGACCATCTTGACGATAAAAAATAGCTGTAGACCTGTCTGGTCGCTGCACACCACCTAATAAATAATCAATCCCATCTGTAGATAGACGTTGAGCTTTGCCGCCAGCCATTACCATTATTGCTGGTGATGATTTCTCATTGATACCAAGCCAAGCGATCATGTCTTCACCAGCAGCAATAGTTGATACGCTAGCTACACCGTAATCTATGTTAATTGATGATTGACGCTGGTAAGTTTGCAAGCCAGCAATGTTAGTCCAAATTTCTGCAACCGTTGAGCCAAGAACTAGCAAGTTATTACCTGCGCTTGGTATCCTGATACACGCTTTAGCAAAGTCTGGTTTAGTTTGCAGCGTTAGTGTTTGCACGTACTCTAAATCATACGCAGTTGCTGGTGAGCTTGGTAAATAACCAGTTTTATATACATACCATTGCGAACCGCTTGAAGTCGTATTTCCGTTTCCAAAAATAAAATATGTGTTTTGATAGGTTACATAATTAGGCGTAAATGATTGAGCTGCACCAGTGAAATTAACCGCAGCTACATCGTTAATAGCGGAATCGTAATTATAAACATAAGCCGTTGCAGTACCATCAACAATAGCAATTTGTGAGCTTAAGTTTTCATCCATAAACACTTCACCAGTGCTTGTTGCTAAGCTAAATAAAAATGTGTAGCCAAGATTGCTGTTAATTCTATAAACGTTTGAGCCAAATACAGCTACTAAAAAATCACCACGGTTAGAATGAAACAAGCCACGGCCTTCAACATCATCACCAAGTATTTCTACGGCTTGCTCATATCCAGCAAAGTTAATTAACCAGCCATCGGATAAAAACATATTCCAAGTGCGCTCGTCATTAATAATAGGATGGCGGCCAAATATGCTTGAACCAGCAATTTTTACTGGTATCTCTGTTGCTCCTGGCGTGCTTATAGCCATACTTGGCACCTCATTATCTAATCTCTGTGATAGTGATGTTTAACATATTCAATGGCTCTCTCCATGAGATTAATATCGTCTTTAAATCGTCCTATTGCTACGTTGCACCCTTGGCACAATAAACCTCTTGCTTTGCCACTTGTATGACAGTGATCGATTGATAATCTTCTTATCCTGTCATGCTTAGGGTCTTTGCAAGTTTCTTCTTGTAAACATATTGCGCATTTACCTTCTTGAAATTTAAATAAATTATTATAATCCTCTAAAGTAATTCCTCTGGCATTACATACCTTCTTTAAACTATATAAATCACCGTCAATCTCACGCTTATTCTGGTAAGCTCTCTTATAAATTTTATCCCATTTCTCAGGATTAATCTTTCTATCTAATGACTGTTTGGCATTAAACTCTTCTCTATTGCCGTTGCGTTTAGCATTGGCTGTTTGTCTAAAACAAATTCTACAAGTGCCATGGCCTTTCTTAGTCGGCTTTATTAAATCTGTCGTTAATTCACCGTGGTACTTGCAGACAATTATAAACTTCTGCTCGGCAATCTCATGGCAATCATTGCATCTAACTTCTTTAACTATTCCTTTTCTAATAACACGACATCCTTCGTGCTCAAGTCTTCCGTGAGTGGTGCATTCGTAGAACATGTATCTCATTACTTTCTCTTAGGTAAAGAAAGCATTATATCATGTAACCCATCCTAGTGCTAGTATCATCCTATCCAACCGTGACCCAAATTCACTTGGCCGTAATTGATCGAACCACGTCTCTGTAAACTAGACACTTTGATCAATCTTAAATCCATCGGGCCACTTCGTTTACTAATAGCGTCTTCAAGTTTCGATAATGATTTAGCTAGCCCTGGTGGTACTGAATAATTAAACTCTGCGCATAGCCTATTGGCTAAGTCTAATTTTAAATAGTTAATGTAAAATCTATCTAGGGTTAATGATAAATCTTGGTTAATCGCAACTTCATTAAGCCTAAACTGTCCCCATATAGTTAGCGGAAAATTTTGGTCAGGCTTAAAATAAATATATAAATTAGCGCCACCGAATGTGCGCTCCATATGCCAACTACCAGGCAACGATTGAATGTTATCAGCTCGTGATGTTCCAAAATATTCGCGTCTTGCTCTGTTTTCAGTCTGATATCGAACCGTGTTGATGTAAAATACAAAAGTATCAACATTTATTAAATCTGGTACAAAGTAGGCTTCTTGTCCTATAACCGCATTAAAATTATATTCTTCATAATAAGGGATCAGACCGTTTTCCACGGTCTTCTCCGCTATTAAATCATTTAGAAAAATCAAACCATCATTGGCTTGCTGGCCTGACACAGTTTCAAAGCCGCGAGACACAATACCTGCTTCGTAATAGGCTCTATTTATAAGCTGTAAAGTTGTGTAGGCCATATCATTTCCTTACGCTACGATATTAACTGCAAGTTGGTCTAGGTATGCTTGAACTGATATCGCAACCGCAGAACCAGTGACCTTGTAGTCAATAGCATCAGTGTTTGGCGAGTCAGTCGGGCAAACTAGATTTGTACTTACAGCCACGCCAGCAACGTCACCTGAAGCAACCGCGTATCCGCCAGCAGCAGTAGACGTTCCAGGAACTAATACCAGCGCATCTTCAGCAGCAGTTGGAGTGAATACGCAAGCCCAATTAACCATGGTTGGTTGAGAGCTTGGCAAACCAGCACTTGCATCAACCGCAGCATAAGTTGCCGAAGCTCCAGCAGTCACGTCAGTAGCAATTACAGCGTCATACCACATCCAACGGTCAAGGCCAGTTCCGTTTTGTCTAAATGCTAAAAGGTCAGCCGAACCATCAGATTTAACATAACCGATACGAAAATACATATCGTAGCCAGATGGCATCAATGGAGAGGTTAAGTTTTCGGAAATAACTACAGAGCCAGCGTTGTTATCGAAACTATCGCCAATTGCATACACTGCATAAAAAGTGTTGTTAGCCATAGCACCAGTATCTAATCCACCTGCACCAGAAACCGCAGTATCTAGTGTAAATGCGCCAGAGCCAGCAGCTACAGGTTCAGTTCCCGTTTGAGTCGCGGCTACGTTTAAAGGTAAGCCAACAGTAATAAAGTTTTGATTGCTAGAGTTCGCACATGCGCCAGCACTAATCGTCAGAGTAGTTCCAGTAGCATAAGATAACTGCAAGCCGTTAATGTAATATTGATTTGGTTGAACAATAGGTTTTGAAATAGCCATTTTTATATCCTTATAATTATGGAGAGCCTCATGCCCTCCTGTTATATTACACGTTTTTCTCGTTTTTGTGATGCTCTGCGTGATGCTTCCTGCACAACCACCTTACATCTAATGGCTTCATATAATCATCATGATGCGCATCGACATTTTCTGTTGCACTACATTTTTCACATGCTTGCCTAACTAAATAACCATTTTTAATTGCTTTATAAGTTAATCCTCTAACATATACCTTAAATTGTTCTTCTGTATTATTTTTATAGCGTTCTTTAGCACTTTTATTTAACTTTTCTTTTACTTTAGGATTAGAATTTATATAATTTCGCCTCCATTCAGAGGCGCATTTTACGCAATAACAATTACTGTACGAAGCCATTTCATTTCCGCACTGGCATTTGCCAGTTCTATTTTTAATACTTCTGCCAGTTCTTACTCTCCACTCTCTATCTCTCTTTCTATGGCATTTATTACAATACCCCACATTTATATTTTCTTTTAAATCCTCGCATTCGCTACAAGTATCTTTTCTGCCAGCGCCCCATGCTTTTAAGCCTAAACTTGCTCTCTTAGCAGCATTGTTAGCCTTATAAGCATCACTCTTGCATTTTTTGCATCGACTTTCGTTCTCCCTTCCTTGTTCTTTAATATTTTTACAGGTTGTGCAATATATGCTTCTTCCAGAGCCTTTAGGCGGCTTGCCTTTAGCTATTCGTATTTCCTCACGCTTATTCTTGTTAATAAAACTTCTGCATTTGGCACAATGATTATCGTTCATGTAATTAATTTCTTTTAATCCGTTACATGTGTTGCAAGTTTTTTTTCGGGTTTCTCCACATTTTACTACCATTAATTTCCCCTTGAATAAATTGAAAATATATCATATCGTCAGCTTCAAGGGGAAGGAAATTTATGTTAATATTATATTATAAAGGATAAATCACGCCCATAGAATATTCTGGAACCAGTTTCTTACCCCATATACAGTCATGAATCATGCCTCTTTGGTTTTGCCCAAATAAACTACCATAGTACATGCGCATAGACACGCCAGTATCAGGGTCAACTTCGTTACCAGTAGGGAATGGCACTTCTTCAGGAAGCATAGGCATGCCCAAGAACAAAGGATTACCAGCAGTAATCACACCAGCTCTGTGAGAAGGTAATGCAGTTACTTGCATTCCAGCAGCCACATCGTAGTTCAAGTTACGAGTATTACCAGCAGCCGATTTCAAAGGAGGATAAACATCAACAGTGACGTTGCCGCCAGATGATGCAGAATCAGCCGTTGCTCGGAACTGTACAGGGTTACTTGATACCTTATGCCCGATGAAAGTTAGGTAGCGCAAGTTAGGCTGACCAGAAACACCATCAGAGAACTGGAACTTATCAAACTCTTTAACCGCATCTGAATCAGTACCAGCGCCAGAGAAAACAATTTGCGTAATCTCGTCATTGGCATTTTTAACAGTAGAAACTACAGTCAAAGTTGTTCCTGCTTCTCCGATAGAGCCAGCAGTGTGCACAGGAAGTAAGTTAGAAGTGTAGAACGCAGCTCTGTCAAAGTCTCCGACTTCCCAAGAGTTAGCAATTTCATCGTTACGGTCTAAAGTGAATTGGTTTAAACCAGTATTTACGATTGCAGATTGCGCAATATCGCTCAAATAAAACTTAGTTTGGTCTTTAGCTGCGCCATAGTTACGAAAC